GGACGAGTCGGTCACCACCACGGAGAACGCGCCGAAGGGGTACATCCGCAAGGTGATCCGCATCAAGGCCACGGACAGCCCGAACGTAAGGTACGCGCTGCGGCAGCAGGAACTCGGGCTAGAGCCGGACAACACGATCCTCGTGCCGGGCGTCAAGGACTGGGAGACGTACCAGCGTAACCTCATCTTGATGGACGAGGAGGAGCAGTGCGTCAGCCTCGGGGCGGACTTCTACGAGGGGAAGGCCATCAAGCTGTTCCCGTCTGCGTGGTTGGACCGCGCCGAGGAACTAGCTCGGGCACTCCGTAAGGACCGTCCGCACCGCACCGCTCGGGCGCTGGGCATTGACCCTGCCGAGGGTGGCGACAAGACCGCGTGGTGCGTGATCGACGAGTACGGAGTCATCGAACTGGTGAGCAAGAAGACACCGGACACGGACGTGATCCCCGGCATCACGCTCGGCCTCATGCACAAGTACAACATCCCGGCGGAGCGAGTGTGCTTCGACCGCTCGCCCGGTAAGGAGCACGCGGACCGTCTGCGGGGACAAGGGTACAAGGTGAGGACGGTCGGCTTCGGGGAGACGGTTACTCCTGACCCACGACGCGGGTATAATCCGCACGCCGCACGCATCGACCAGCGCGAGCAGAGGTACGCCTACCTCAACCGCCGTGCCGAGATGTACGGCGAGCTGTCGGAGGCACTGATGCCAAGCCGCGCCGGGTTCGGGATCCCTCCTTGGTTCCCTCAACTCCGGATGCAACTCGAGCCGCTGCCCCGCATGTTCGACTCCGAGGGTAGAATGAAGCTACCCCCAAAGAACAAGAAGGAATCGGACGGCTCGAAGGTGGTGTGTATTGTGGACCTGATCGGGCACAGCCCCGACGAAACGGACGCCCTCGTGCTCGCCTACCACGCCATGACCCACAAGGCACCGGTCAACACCGCAGGAGCCGCCTGATGTACCTTCTCCTCCAGAGGCTCCACTACGGATCGCTCCCATGATGTTCCACGCGCAAGGTCCGAAGATCGTTGTCCCCACCACCCGCGCCCGTGCCGTGTCCATGCGGACCTATCAGCGGCCGACGGACGACGCGGGCGTCAGGCTAGAGAACTGGTCCGAGGCCATCCACCGCAGCACGTTCAAGCACCACCTTCATCTCCAGTCGAACGCGGGCGGACGTAACATCGACGAGGAGTTGCTCGAACTGGAGCAGCTCGGACTCAACCGTATGAGCACGGTCGCGGGTCGTACACTCTGGCTCGGCGGAACGGACTACGCATACGACCGGGCGTGTTGTCAGTTCAACTGCACGGCCACCCGCGTCAGCAACGTGTACGACTTCGTGGACGGCGCGTGGCTCTTGTTCAACGGCGCGGGCGTCGGGTTCAAGCCTCAGGTCGGCACGCTCCACGGATACCTCCGGCCGCTCAAGCTACAGATCATCAACAGCCAGAACGACAAGGACTACCGGGGACCGGAGGACAACGTCGAGACCCCGCCCACCGCGGACAACGGGTGGACGTGGACCATCAAGGTCGGGGACAGCGCGAAGGCGTGGTCCAAGGCGCTGGGCAAGTTGTTCGGCAGCCCGCACAGTCGCAAGGCACAGACGCTCGTCGTCAGCGGGGAGAACTGCCGCGGACCGGGCGGTCGGCTGAAGGGGTACGGCTGGATCTGCAACGGGTTCCCGCCGCTGGCGAAGGCGATGGGTGCCATCCACGAGATCCTCAACCGCAAGGCGGGAAACCTGCTGGACGAGATCGATATCATGGACTGCGTGAACCACGTCGGCGAGGTGCTGTCCTCCCGGCGCAGCGCTCAGTTCTGTGGTATCGACAGTACGAACCCGCTCGTGGACCTGTTTGCCCTCGCGAAGCACGAGTACTGGAAGTGCCTCCGGTGCGGGAGCCACAACACCAAGAGCGGTATCTGTCTGGAGTGTGGCGGTCCCACCAACAACCACCGGCGACAGAGCAACAACAGCGAACTCTTCTGGTCACAGCCCACCCCGAAGCAACTCCTCGACCTGCTCCACCAGTGCTGGGAGTGCGGCGGGGATCCGGGCATCATCAACGCAGCAGCGGCACAGGAGAAGTGTCCGTGGTTCGAGATCCCCAACCCTTGCGTCGAGATCATGCTGGGGTCGTTCTGCAATCTGGTGAACAACTGCCTCCCGCGGTTCAAGGGGAACATCGCCGCGCTGGAGCGTGCCGTGTACCTCATCGCCCGAGCGAACTACCGACAGACGTGCGTCAACCTCAACGACGGCATCCTTCAACCGAGGTGGCACCAGAACAACGACGCCCTCCGGCTGTGCGGAGTCAGCCTCACCGGTATCGTCCAGGCTCCGTGGATGACCAGCTACCACCGACGCCGGCTCCGCAACGCTGCCATCACGGGCGCGTACAGCATGGCCGACGAGTTGGGTCTGCCGCGGCCGAAGGCGGTCACCACCATCACACCCGGAGGCACCATCAGTAAGGCGATGGGCGGTACGGACGTCGGGGAGATCGCCGAGGGCATCCACAAGCCGCTCGGCCAGTACATCCTCAACTGGATAAACTTCAGCCAGCACGACCCGCTCGTCAAGGTACACCGGGAGGCGGGTTACAAGGTGATCACCAATCCCCAGGACGGCAACAACGTCCTCATCTGCTTCCCGGTCCGGTACGACAACATCAAGTTCGACCGCGTGCCACACCCGAAGACCGGGGAGGCTATGATGGTCAACTTGGAACCGGCGACCAAGCAGCTCGATCGTTATCTGGTGTGGGCTAACGAGTGGTGCGACCACAACCCCTCGTGTACGATCTACTACGACGAGCAAGAGATCCCGGAGATCGCCGGGTGGCTGAGCGCGAACTGGCACCGCGGGTACATCGCCACAGCGTTCATCCGCAGGACCAACCCGCTGCTCACTCCGGCCGACGTCAAGCAGCCGTACCTCCCGCAAGAGGTGGTCACCGAGGGTCGATACAACGAGTACGAGAAGAGTCTGCACCCGGTCGATTACACGGAGGTGACCGGCACGTACGACATGATTGACGAGGGGTGCGATCGAGGCTGTCCCGCGCGGTAGGTCTGGCGAGGTGAGGTATGGAAGGCTCCACGATCATGCAGTTGCTCCAGCTCCAGGGCGTCGAACTGGACTGGAGGGCGTACTTCGACGAGTTCGTCGCGCTGCACGGCGGGGATCCGGTGTTCCACGCGGAGACCGGTCGGCTGCTCTTCCGTGACGGCTGGATGTACGCGCCCCGCGACTATCAGGGTCCGGAGTGGGGTCCGCCGACCGAACCCCGCGTGTTCCTGCGATTGACCCTCGACTACTGGAACGAGCGCGGCCGACTCCTTACAATCCAACGCACGCGGCTATCGGAGGCAATCCGGGAGCTAGACGACATCCAGCGGAACCGCAGCGCGGCGCTCAGGGCACGAGTGGTGACGGTTGACGACAACGGCAAGAGGGTAATGACTTCCGCCCCGATCGACATACCCCTGATGCGGGTGCGGCTCCAACAGCTTGAGGACGATCTGGCTCAGGCGCGGAACGAGCAGACGCGCATCGGTAAGGAACTCGCAGGAGTCACGTAATGAGCAACGACAACGGCCGCGTCACCAACATCCTCATTGACCGGTTGGTCAACGGGGTGAGCGTCACGCAGAACACGTCGCCGATCGGCATCATCACGTCGAACAGGCAACTCCCCACCACCAACGACCTGTCCGGTCGGAAGGCGGAGTTCTTCCGCGCCATCTTCGACCCGAGGCGGGACATCTACGACGAGTGCGGGTACCCCCGCGGGTACGTCCCGCCCGAGGCTTACCAAGAACTCTTCGAGCGGAGCGTCGCCGGTGCCCGCGTCTGCGAGGTGCTGTCCAAGCAGTCCTGGAAGAAGCCGCCGACCGTCTTCGAGAGTAAGGACACCAAAGACAAGACCGCGTTCGAGGAGGCGTGGGACAAACTCGGCGGCGATCTCGGCGGCGAGCAGAGCTGGTACAAGGACGAGGAGTACTCGCCGATCTGGGAGTACCTGATGCGGGCGGACGTCCTGTGCGGGATCGGTCAGTACGGGTGCATCTTCCTCGGTATCGACGACGACCGCGACCTGAGCCAGCCGGCGGACACGCTCAAGGAGGAGGGTTCAATCCCGAAGGAGGTACCGAAGGAGAAGAACCAACCGGAGACCCCCAAGGACGCGATCCCACCCCCGAGCGCGGGCGTCAGCAGTCCGGCGGCACTCAACCAGTTCCCGCGATACAAGCTGACGGTCAACGAAGACACACCGAAGCGGAAGCTGGTCTACATCCGTGTGTTCCCGGAGACACAAGCACGGGTCGTCGCCTACGAGAGCAACCGGCGCAGCCCGCGGTTCGGTCGGCCCACGATGTACGCGGTCACGTTCCAGGATCCCAACAACTACCCGAGCGGAGGTGGGGTCGCGGTCGGGTACACGCCCACCACGCTGAACGTCCACTGGACCCGGATGGTCCACGTCGTTGACAACTACCATCAGGCCACGTCATCGGAGATCGCTGCCGCGCCCCGGATGCGGCCGGTGCTGAACCACATCCTCGCTCTGGAGAAGGTGTACGGTGGGTCCGGCGAGGCGTACTGGACGAGCAGCGTGCCGAAGACGGTGATCGAGACACATCCGCAGCTAGGCGGCGACGTCAACATCAACAAGGCGGAGCTGAGGAACGAGCTGGAGAACCTCCACAACAGCCTACAGAAGTTCCTCATCCTCATGGGCATGGCGGCGAAGACGCTACCGCCGCAGATCGTGGACCCCACCGCATACGCGAAGGTCCACTGGGAGGCCATCGCTATCAAGTTGGGTGTGCCGATGCGGATCCTGCTGGGGTCCGAGCGTGGCGAGCTGAGCAGTGCCCAGGATGACGGGGAGAACAACGACAACGTCCGCGGCCGGAACACGTCCTGGACGGCACCGAAGCTGATCGTCCCGATGGTCAACCGCTGCATCCTGCTGAAGTGCCTGCCCGCGCCCGAGCAGTTCAGCCTCTGGTGGGACGATCAGGAGGTACTGGACCCGGCGCAGAAGGCCACGGTCGCCAAGACGCGGGCGGAGACGATGGCACTGTGGGTCGAGAAGAGCCTCGGGTCGCTCATCGGTCCGCAGGACTTCCTCGTCGAGGAGTTGGGGTACGAAGAGGAGCGTGCTCAGGCCATCCTGGACGCAGCCGCGAAGCACCAAGAGGAGATGGCGCAGGAGGCACAGGATCTCGCCGACGAGTTCGGTATGGAACCCGCCGCACCGGAGGGATTCGAGAAGCCGGAGCCGCCCGCACCGATCAAGGTCCGTGAGGGTGAACGCCTCGTGCAACCCAAGCCACCGGCACCGCCCAAACCGGACGCCTGATACCCTTCCTCCAGAGAACCACCAGCGGCGTCCTAGGGCGTCGTACTTGCAAACAGGAAGCAACCACAACCCAGTCCGCGAAGCGTCTGTAACGCGGTGCTGGACGTTCTAGGGAGCCAAGCTATGCGGCTGCGTAAGCGCGGGGCAAAGGGAGCCAACCGGAAGCCGAAGACGCGCCTCGGCACCAACGCGCTGAACCGCCCGGACAAGGTGGACCCTACCCGAACGGGCACGCTGCGCCAACGGTTCGGCCGCGCCATGGCCGGACGGTTCAACCAGCTCAAGTCGGACATCGTCAGGCTGATCGTCACCGAGGACGTTCTGGGGCTGAAGGGACTGCGACCGTTCAACCCGTTGACAAACACCAAGTACGACTTCGCCAGCACTCAGGTCAACGTCTACGACGAGTACACGATTGACGCCTTCACCGTCTTGCAGATGATGCTAGACCCCGAGGACGTTATCAAGTACGAGACGCAGCCACACGTCACCGTCCGGTACGGGTTGCACCAGCACCCGGACACGCTGGACAAGGTACGGATGATCGTCGAGACGCACAGCCCGGTCAGCCTGATCTTGGGACCGGTGAGCGTGTTCCACGTCGAGAAGGACACCGGACCCCAGGAGGTGCTGAAGGTCGAGGTTCACAGCCGTAGTCTGGAGGAATTGAACACTCGACTGGGAGCGCTGCCGAACACGCAGAACCACGAGTATACTCCCCACATGACTATCGCGTACCTCAAGCCGGGTACGGCGGAGAAGTACGCTGGTATCTACGAGGAGTTGTACGGCGTGGTCATCGAGTTCGACTCCGTACACTTCAGCGACCCCGACGGGTACCAGACGGAGATCATGCTGCTCGGCGAGCTGGTAGAGAACTCCAAGTGGGCTAACAAGGAGGCAGACCAGCAGCTCAAGTCGTTCCAGGACTGGCTGAGGCAGCGGCTCGACGAACACCTGTTGGGCGCTGACGAGGAGGAAATGTGGCGGAGCTACATCAATGAGGCGTTCGAGAAGGGTCTCGGCCGCGCGTTCGACGACTTCCAATCACGACTGGTCAAGCTGGTGGGCAAGTCGGAGTTGGAGAAGGAGATACCGCTCTACGAGGGCAGCCGACGTCAGTTCCTGCGAGACTCGTTCCGCCAACCCGTCGCGGTCGAGAGGGTCAAGCTGTTGGCCAGCCGCTCCTTCAACGACCTGAAGGGCGTGACCGACGCGATGTCCACGAAGATGGTTCGGTCGCTCACGGACGGACTGGTGGCCGGACACTCGCCGCGGCAGATCGCACGGCAACTCGTCAAGGACGTAGACGGTATCGGTACCGCCCGCGCCAAGGCCATCGCCAACACGGAGATCATTCGAGCACACAACGAGGGTCAACTGCTGGGGCTGGAGAACCTCGGGGTGGAAGAGGTGGGAGTTGCGGTCGAGTGGCAGACCGCCCGCTCGGGAGTGTGCAAGAAGTGCGAGGTGATGCAAGGAGTCATCCTCAGCATCCAAGAAGCACACGGCATGATCCCTCGGCACCCGAACTGCCGCTGTGCCTGGATCCCTGCCAACGTGGGCGAGCCGAGCGCGGGGCAGAAGCGCACCCGCAAGGAGATCAACGATGCAATCAAGGCAAGTCGCAAGGGTGCCAGCGAGAAGGACGACTGGGGTCCGGGCAAGCCCATCAGTACGGAGCGACCGGAGAGCGTGTTCAACGAGCGGTGCTGCGGCGACCTGTTGATGTTCTACGTCGGCAACTACAGCCCGACCCAGAAGCGCGACTGGCACGGTCGGTTCAGCGTCGGTGGAGGTGGCGGACCAGCCGGGAAGGTCGGCGAGGGTGGTGCGCTCGGCACGAAGGGCAACGAGAACAAGAAGAAGATGCGGGACCAGTGGACCAGCAACGAGAAGGCGGAGTTTAACAAGCTAACCAAGGAGCGGTCTACCCTCAACAAGAAGATCAAGGATAAGACCGCCACACCCGAGGAGCACACCCGCTACGAAACAGTGATGAAGCGGATCAACGAGCTGCGGGACATCGGCCGCGATCGTGGTGGTGTAGAGAAGCCGGATAAGGGGGATGGTCGTGGTGTACCCAAGCGCACCAGCCACGAGCCACTGAAGAAGGGTGACGTCATCAAGATCAACGACCACTACGATGCGGAGGTAGCAGGAGTAGACGTGTCTCACCCCGGACTCGGCGGAGAGAAGGCACTCGTCATCCACTACATCGACAAGGCTACCGGTAGACGCGTCGGGGAGGCTGCACTGATGAAGGATGGTGACGTGTACGTGCTCGGCTCACACGAGATCAACCAAGAGGCACGCGGTAAGGGTCTCGGTCGGCAGTTCATTCCACTGTTGGCACAACGACTCGGTCGCATCGAGTCAGACGCAGCACACAGCGCGGACGCGGAGAAGATGTGGCAGGCTCTAGCAGCACACGGAGCCAAGAAGGAGAATGGCATCTGGAGCATCGAGGCATCTGGTCCGGACAAACCCAAGCGCATCCGCAAGAAGACTGAGGTGGTGGAGACGTCCCGGGACGCGGACGGCTCATACCTCAGGCTGGAGAAGCGGAACGAGCACGGCGACGTCAAGGGCAGCACGGTTGTCCGCCGTGACCCCGAGGGCGTGTTCTCCGTTTGGTACAGCGACGGGCCGAAGTACTCGTTCGACACGCAGGGGCACTTCCGCACGATGAAGGATGCCGAGGAGCACGCCCGCAAGCTGTTGGACAAACCAAAGGAGCACCTCCGCAGCGAGGGAGCCATTACGACCGCGGAGTATCTGGTGCGGGCCGACGTCCGCCGCGACTCGCCAGAGGTGAAGAAGCACAGCCAGGACTACGTGGACAAAGCGAACAAGCACTACACGGAACTAGAGGGGTTGCGCCAGAAGCTGGTCCAGATCGATAAGGACATGCTCAAGGAGGGTATCGCGAAGGAGAACGCATGGCGGGACAAAGTTGCCGAGCTAGATAAGCTACGGCAGGATCGCGACGCTACCACACCAGTGACTGATGAACGTCGCCGAGTCAACGACGCTATTGCTGCGAAGGCATTGGAGATTGACGCCGCACTCGAGGTACACCTCAACCACCAGAATGAGATGAACGCGAAGGCGTGGGCAGCCATGAAGGAGTTCGCGCGTAGCACCGGTCCAGTGATCGACAACCCCGACCTGCCCGCGCGGTCGCTGGGGTCAATGGAGAACAGCACATACAAGGCCATCCAGGACGCGAACGAGCACCTGACCGGGTTCCTCGCAGAGATGCACCGCGACCGCCTACAGAAGACGTTCCTGCGGCAGATCGCGGCGGACCAGGAGCAGCGAGCGTTCTACCGCGGCGAGCAGCACGGCGGAAAGGATCCCACTGCGTTTGTCACCAAGATGAACGGTCCGGACGTGGTACTCCACGAGGTTGGTCACAGTCTGGAGGAGCGGCCGGAGGTGTACAACATGGCTCTCGGGTTCATGCACACCCGCATCGGCAAGGAAGAGTTCAAGCACATGGGGTCGGGGTATCGTGACTATGAGGTGGGAGCTGCCGACAAGTTCTTCGGTGAGAGCGGCAGCCGGTACGCGGGGAAGTTCTACACCACCAAGAACACCGAGATCATCAGTATGGGGATCGAGCGCTTGCGCCGTGACCCGATGGGCTTCAAGACAGCCGATCCGGAGTACTTCCGGTTCGTGGTTGGTGCGCTAACCGGGAAGCTGTTCCAGTGAGGTAACACATGATAGTCGCGACTCTGCGGTATAAGGGTATGACTCTCGAATTGCGGGACGATGGGGTATGGGTCTGCGAAGACGAAACCTTCCAGACTTACCTCAACTCCGCCTTCAGCACAGTCCTCTACCCACCATCCCCAACGGCTGGAGTGTACGAGGTGCTAGACCAAGCCCGAGCGGTGTCGCGGCGCTTCGGTGTAGCATACGAGGTGACGCCCACTACGCAGGAACCCCCACCCACCGACCGCGTCTACTGACAAGGAGAACCCAATGGCAATGACCCCCGTGCAGAGTCGTATCTGGCAACTCCTTCAGGACGGACAGGAGCACTCTCGTGAGGACATCCACAAGTGCCTCTGGGATGACCAGTCACCGATCTCCGCGGTCAACTACCACATCACCCAGCTACGCACCATCGCCCACCGTAAGGGTATGGGCATCGTCCGCAGGCGCAGAGGCGACGTCACCTACTACGCCCTCACCCGCTACGTGAGCACGTCGTAGGTGGCCAAAGAATCTTTGCTATGATCTCACCTCTCTGGTAATCCGGAACTCCGCGCTGCTACCATTGCGGCGTGGAGAATTTCATCCTCGTTAACATCGTCGCCAACCTGCTCGGGAAGCCCCGACGGGAAACGCTCAACGGTCGCGAGTACCTCGTGGCCTCGGCGACGATGATCGTACCGGGTGTGCTACCCGGCAGTGCGGGTGCCTTGCTGTACCCGGACGAGGAGGTTGCACGTGACATCACTGCCTGGAACGGGATGCCGCTCACGCACCGGCACCCGATGCTTGACGGTGTGCCAGTCAGCGCTCGCAACCCGAAGGTCGCAGCGAAGTACCAGATCGGTACCGTCTACAACACGGACTATGACGGTCGGCTCCGGGCTGAGGCTTGGTTTGACATCGAGCTGACCAATCGGATTGACCCGCGGATCATCAAGCGTATCGAACGCGGTGACCCGGTCGAGCTGAGCACGGGCTTGTTCACGCAGAACACTCCGGCCGATCCTGGTGCCAACCACAACGGTATCCCCTACGTGGGCATCGCCAGGAACTATCGGCCGGATCACTTGGCAGCTCTCATCGATGACGTCGGAGCTTGCAGCATCAGAGACGGGTGTGGCTTCAACGTCAATGCTAACTACCCGGAGAAGTGCCCGCACTGTGGCACCGCTCTAGAGATTGAACCTCGCGACGGTACCTGTAATCGTTGCGGGAAGAAGGTGAAGCCCGTTACCTCAAACCTGGAGAACCTCGTGAAGGAACAACTGATTGCTTGGCTGACCGCGAACTGCGCGTGCTGGAAGGGTCCGTCCGCCAGCGCAGCGCTCAACGCCATGACCGAACCGGAACTCCAGCAGCTCAAGACGGCCGCGGAGAGCACCATCGCGCTGAACCAACAGCACACCGCCCTCGCGGGTCAACTCACCGCTGGCATCATCGTCAACGGCGCGAAGGTCACCCTCGGCACGGACGGCAAGCTGAAGGCCGACCAGATCGCTCCAGTCGCCAACAACACCCCGAACAACACGCCTCAGCCGCTGGAGCTGACTCCGGTCGGGCAGCCTCCGGTCGCCAACCGCAACGAGACGTTCATCCAGCTCCTGGACCGTACCGGGACGCCCGAGGAGAAGGCGATCTGGAACACGGCGGTCGGGATGCACAAGCAGAAGAAGCAAGAGCTGGTGGACCGGCTCACGGCCAACATCACGGACGCCACGGCGAAGGCCGCAGCTCAGGTGGTGTACATGAACATGAAGATGGAGGAGTTGGAGAAGATCGCTCCGGCCGCGCCGAAGACCCCCGCCAACAACCAGGACCAGACCAACAACGCCGACTTCGGTCTGGGCGCGGGCGGACCGCTCCCGAACCTCAACACCAACCAGAAGTCGCAGGTCGTCGAGGTGACCAACGGCTCGAACGGCGGCGGACTCCCGGTCGGCAAGGTGAAGTTCCAGGACCCGAAGATCGCGGCCGCGCTGAACCGCGGGGCAAACCAAACCGTCTGACCACGACCCGACGGCAGTGACCTAACAGTACATCGCCCACACCCTCACACTCAACCCTCAGGAGCCAACCGTGCCTTCCACCACGAACGCTCGGGGCAACAAGGTGGTCATCGGAGACGAGTGCGGCGTCCGCGTCGCAGGTATCGTCGCCGGGACGCCCTACCCCGGAACGGTCCTCGAAATCCAAACCCCGTTCTACCGCGGGGGTCAGCACCTCTTCCGGGTGTACCAGCCCGGAACGGACGGCGAGCGTCGGACGATCTTCGTCTTGCTCGAAGACGATCTGCAAGGGTTCAAGCTGGGCGACGCGGCGGT